GATCTTTTCGGAAACATTCGTACAGTAGTGAACATACATACCAATCTTAGGTCCAAACTTATTGCATAGCTCGTCCATAGTGACATCGCAATCTTCTACGACATCATGCAACAGAGCAGCCGCAATCATATCTGGAGTATGATCAACAGTTTCGACGATTTCAGCAACAGCAACAGTGTGCGTAATGTACGGCTCACCTGTGTACTTTCGTCTTTGGTTCCCATGTGCTTTGATAGCGAACATGAGGGCATCATTAACTAGCTTTTTTGAATTCATGTCAATGTATCGTTTGTGGTGACTTATCATCGAATAGGCCATCAATCATATCGTGAGTAAAGTCACCGTGTCCCGATTTGATTAGCTCGATAGCACTAGGGTATTCTGTTTCAGACTCAACCGGCAAAATAAGCAGGTCCTTTCTTTTGTTGGGTGGAAAGGCATTCGAGACAAAGAAGCGTGCGTGTTCCTTTGTTTTGAATGAGCATGCGCTGGTTAAACCGAATGGATTCTGAGAAGCAAAACAAATATAGATCTTTCCTTCATCAGAGTCGTCTCCCCATTCCTCACTATTGTAAGTTCCTAAGAAGACTCCCATTTTCTTATCAGCTAGTACGTACTTTGTCTTTTTCATAGAGGTTTGAATATGCCTCCCTTACAGCTTTAAAATGTTCGATGTATTCTTCTGTGTCGATAACAAAGGTCTGAGGTTCAGAATCATCTACCCCTATTAGTACTACACCTTTACGGATAGGAGTGCCTGTACGCTCTTCGAAGGCCTTCGCATAGAAAGAAACTTGCATAAAGTAATTCTGGATCTTATCAGGACTCTTTAGTCTACGTGATGTTTTAAAATCAATCACTGATAACTCACCTTCAAACTCAGCAATACAATCGACTTGTCCTGCTGTTGCGAGTTCATCACTATAGAGAAAACATTCCTGGAACCATATATTATTTATTTTTTCGTCAAGCAATGGCTTCATAGTATTGAACATGTGAATGTTTGCAGGCATGTGCTTTTTAGAATAGTCTTCTTTATTATCAATGTAGTCTTCGCAGAGTTTATGAACTGCGGTACCACGGCCTGCGGCTTGTCTTGAGATTTGATTGGCTTTATCTTCACCTACTCGCTTACGCCATTCCATTAGTTCCTTCTTACCAAGGATACCAAGAACGGTAGTTACTGAGGGATAGGCTTCGCCTGTGGGAGTAAAGTAACGACGTCCAGCTTCTGTCGTCTTACGTGTTAGGGTAGGTAGATCAATACCATGATCAGCATGGGTAAACATAATATAGCCTTTTCAATTTGAATGTACCATTATAACACAGCTAATTGTAATTGTCAACTGTTATTTTAGCGGATTGTCACCATAACGGTGAAAAAGTGTATACTAAGTGAAAAAGTAGATACTTAGCCAACATCGACTGTTCTATCGTCATTTGTGAACTGCTCTTGTAATGCAGCAGCGTCAGCAGCCTTTTCAAACTGAAAAGTGTATTGCCCATCGTCTGGATCGATTGAGTATTCCCAGACCTTTTCGTCAAGATTAGAATTGATCCACTTGATACATGCAGGTCCTTCAACATCCTTAAGGATGACTCTAAATGATTGGGTCATCAACCAGTTTAATTTATAGTCTTGAATTTCTTGAGTGCTCATGTTAGTCTCTCGTTTTTAATGATAAAGAAAAGCTGCCCTATCGAAACAGGACAGCCTTCACCTCCTATTTTTTATTTATGCAACGGCTCGCATTGGTTTAGTTTCATATCTTTCTTTTGCGATTATGTATTCCTTTACGAGGCCTGAGCGAACAATATCCTCGACTCCAAACTGAACTAGTTCAAATGAAGGTATACTTTTAATCACATTAATAAAAGATACTAAGCCAGAAACATCGTTCCTGTTTCTAGATCCAGCCAGGTCATCCTGTCTGGTGTCTCCGCAGAAAATGATCTTTGAAGACTCACCTACCCGAGTAATAATACTATCAAGTTCATGATAGGTCATACTCTGGCATTCGTCTACTACGATAATTGAATTGTCAAACGTCAATCCTCTTACGAAAGATGAAGTCATAAACTTAATTTGGCGTTTTTGGATGAGAATTTCCCAGGCATCACCTCGACCAAACAAATCACGTGTAATATCGGCATAGGGTATTGCGTATACTGCTTCCTTTTGCGCTTGTGTACCAGGCATGAATCCTTGCTCTCTGGTCTGAACCGCGGATCGGATAATAACTATTTGATCGTAACCTTCATCGCTGAGTACGTCTTGAAGTGCAAGATATAATGCACACATAGTTTTACCAGTTCCTGCCGTTCCTATTGCAGCAATATTTTTACCGTTTCGATATTCGTAGAACATATCCTCCTGTGTTTGTGTAATTGGTCTGATTTGTCTCATGCTAAACTTGGAATTCAATGTTCCATTATTCTCACGCTGTTGTCTACGCTTCTCTTTTGTAGTTAAGCGACGTTGTTTCGACATATAAAACCTCCTTAATCAAGATCAAGAGGATTAGAAATCGTTGATCTTGTTGCCTGAATAAGCCTTATTGGCTTTCATGTTTCTTAGGACATCACGAAATCCTTGGTCTGGTTTTTTCAGACCAAGTCGCACCGAATCACCTAATGCCGGTGCTGAATTTATAATAGGATCTAAATGAGGGTTTTCTTCGAGGAATTTGAGCTTATCATCGTATGACATCATACGATCAAATGTTTCTTGTGTGTTGTTGTCTCGGAAGGAGTACGTTGGCATCAATTGGTTCTCTTCTTCATATAAGGATTATTTATAATTAACCGACTACATAATTGTAGATTTCTTTCCAATTATATACACGTTTTGCGTCGCCAACATAATCCTTATTATGTTGGTGGTCAACTAAGATACTATCTAAACCGGCCTGAATTCCTATATCGGCATTTTCCGGCTTGTCTTCAACCCATATACACCCACTATCTTTATAGCGTGCTAGGGCTTCGTCCTTGTCAGCTCCAGTGTCCAAGTACGTATACTTTTCAAATACTGTTGGGCCAAATAGTTCAATTAAGTTCTTAGTTCGTAAGTGTTGAGCGTAATCATCATTACTTAACGATGTAATGGCGTGGAAGATATATCCATGCTCTTGGTGTAGCTTTTTAACGTACTTAATAGCATCAAGGTACGGAGGGAGTTTACGAATCCAGGCTGATTCATTAAACATTCTAACTAGCCTTCGACTATCACCTTTATTAATTAGATACCTATCGTTAATGCTATAAGTATCGGTACGCATTTCTTTATAACCGTGACGACTCATCCATTGGTTGAATGAGTATGCCCAATCAAGTAGGACGCCGTCACAATCAGTTAAAATTACCTTTTCTCTCATTAATATTTCTCATCTCTAAAGTCTTTGAAATTTTTGTACTTTTCTTCGTACTTGCTGCGTTTGTTTTTGCGCCGCTTTCCTTTTTCTTTTTCTTTGAAACGATCTTCTTTACGAACATCTTCCCAGTCATCAAATCCAGCGTCACGGATATCTTTAAAACGCTTAGCCATGGTGTCACACTTCCCTTGTTAATCTAGTTTGATCGGAGTGGTAAAGAGATCAGGGAACGCTTCTTCAAGCGTCTTGTATGTAAGACCTTTTACCGATTTATGCGAAATCATATTCTTTGCAAGAATGTCTGCATCTTCATTCATGAGATCTTCTAAAAGACTGATGAATAAAGCTTCACGCTTAAGTTGAGCGATATGATCATAACCACCGCCTTTTACGAAAATACGTAAACGACGAGCTTCACGATACAGCATAGTATGTGCATCGGTTAGCTTATTGTACCTCCACGGCGGAGGAGTTTCAGGTAATAGAAACTCGACATCCTTATCATAAATGAGTCTAACTACTTGTCGAAAAGGTTGCGAATCATTCTTTCGAAGAAAGTCAATCTTATCTTGCTTTTTAGTTAGTTTACCCATCTCAGCTAGTATTTCTGAGATTGCCAATTTAATTGCCATTATTAAAAATCCTGTATGTCAGTAATTAAGTTCTTGAGTTTCTTCTTTACAAAGTAATTGAATAGATGTTCTCTGCCAATTTCCTTATCGATGTTGAACTGCTCAAGAATCTTTTCTTGGTATTCTGAAGGTATCTGAGAAAGATCAATCATTTTCTTGTTTCGATTATATCTTAACTTTGTTTCTTCATCCATAGAGCCTTCAGGATCACCTAAGAAAGCAGTGATACGCTTTTTAGTCATAGGCTTTTGACGCTCACCAATAGCTAAACAGTTGTCGCTGCTTAGAATATTTGGTACTCCATCACCAACATCACCTTTTAGAACATGTTCCTGAAGGTATTTATCAGGGCTATCACTTCTTACCCACTTTTTCAACACAGGATTGTATTGATCTACATTAGCATATGTGTGGAGCTGAATAAAGTCTTTGTCACCAGATAAGATGAGATACTTTTCAGATCCTATGTTAAGATCAGTACCTACCTCATTAATAACAGTACCAATGATGTCATCGGCTTCGCAACGATCTACACTGATTACTTTGTATGGGAAGAACTCGTCGATCTCAGAACGAATACGATGAATCGATTCGAACAACTTATTCCAATCGAGTTCAGACTCGTCTCGAGACTTCTTACGATTCGCTTTGTAGTAAGGGAAGTAATCTCGCCGCCATACATCTTTGTTGTCAACGCAGATGATGATCTCACCGTACTCATTGTGGAACTTTTTTCGATTGAATCGAATCGAATTGAGGAACATGTGACGTAGAAGATTTTCATCCACGTCCATGTCAGTGTGGTTACCAATCCCAGCGAAGAGACTGGCCAGCATTACCTGATTATAGTCAACTAAAATAGCCATAATTTATTCCATTGTCAAATTGAGGTACCATTATACCACAACTGGACTCAACTGTCAACTGTTATTTTGTTTAAACCTAGAAAGAACCGCGGTCCACATGGTTTGGAACGAAGGAATATTGTTTCTTGCTAAATTAAATCGATCTGAGTATGTAAACCCATGAAAGTAATTTGGATCATTGACCATAGTCTGAACAACCTGGCGAGCTACTGAGAATGCATAGTTAGCATGAACCTGTGGATCTTCGTTAAAGTCATACATGACTGTGGAGTTCGATGCAGTCTCTGTCAGTGCTCCATAGTTTGGATGGATACAAAGTACCTGAGACTTGATTGCCTCGATCAAAGCGATACATGAAGTCTCAGTCCAAATACACGGATACAAGAAGATGTGTGAGTTATCCAATGCTTCAAGTACCACTTCATTTGGCTGTGCACCATGGTAAGTCATCTGAGGATGTGTTTCAATCCGCTTGAACAAACCTTCATAAGAAGCATTTCGCTCAGGCCAACCATAAATGTCAAAGCTTGAGAATACATCAAGATGAATATTCGAAAACTCTTTAGACAAAGCTTCGAAGATAGGAATCAGTAGCTCGAGGCCACGATGTGGTGTTGTATGATAAACGAATCGAATCGTCTCCATATCTTTTTGACGTGGGCTATATTCCTTCTCGACAGCATTATGGATGACTGCGCACTTTGAAAATGGAATACCAAATCTCAGAATGTATTGATCTCGTTGCCACGCTGATACAAAAACAAAATGGTCAAACTTTTCC